TCATCTGATGATATGTACTGTGTGTATTTAGGTAAAGCTGTTCAAACTGTAACTCCAGCATCTGGTTCAGTTACAAATGACATGTTAGCAAGTGGTGTTAATACAATTGCAGAAGCAGATATGTGGAGATTGTCTGCAGATACTAATACTGGAACATCAGGAGATATAACTGCTAATTGGGAAAGAGTGGATAATTCAAGTTTTGGATATATTGGAACAGGATTAACTGAAAGTTCTGGTATATTTAGTTTTCCAAGAACAGGAATTTATCATATTTCAGTAAATTTTAGTTTAGTAGTTCAAGCTGGTGATACAGGAGTAAATATTGGAATGTTAGTTACTCAAGATAATTCAAGTTATTCTGATGTATGTAGACCAAACAATAATGCGCCAAGTTCTTCATCAGATAAAGCAACAAGTATAAATTTTCAATATTTCTTTGATGTTACAAATATTACTAACGACAAATTTAAATTTGATACTTTTAGTTTTAGTGGGTCATCATCTGTAAAAGGAAATTCAAATAAAAATGAATCACACTTTAGTTGTATTAGAATAGGAGACACATAAAATGGCAATATCAAAAATACCTAGTGCTGGATTTCAAGACAATGTTAAGTTCAGAAACATCATCATCAATGGTGACATGAGCATAGCACAAAGAGGAACTTCTGCTACAGGAGTTACATCTAATGGCTATTATCTCTGCGATAGATGGAACACAATACCAATAAATTTAGGAACTTGGACTTTAACACAATCAACAGATGTTCCAACTGGTCAAGGTTTTGCATCATCATTTAAAATGGATTGCACAACTGCTGATACTTCTCCTTCAGCTGGTGATTTATTTTTATTAAGACAAAAAATTGAAGGTCAAAACTTACAATATTTAAAAAAAGGAACTGCAAATGCTCAAAGTCTTACAATGTCATTTTGGGTTAAATCAAATAAGACAGGTACTTATATTGCTGAATTATTTGATGGTGATAATACAAGACAAATATCAAAAGCCTATACAGTAAATAGTTCTGATACTTGGGAAAAGAAAATTATTACTTTTGAAGGAGACACAACAGTTGGCTCTCTAGTTACCCCACCAGGAAATCTTGATAATGATAATGGAAATAGTTTAGCTGTTCAATTTTGGTTGGGTGCAGGTTCAGATTATTCAAGTGGAACTTTATCAACAACTTGGACACAAAACACAAATGCAGACAGAGCAGTAGGTCAAGTCAACCTTGCAGATAGTACAGCTAACGAATGGTATGTTACAGGAATACAATTAGAAGCTGGTCAAACAGCTTCGGAGTTTGAGTTTTTGCCTTTTGATATAAACATGCAAAGATGTTCTAGGTATTATACAGTATTATTAATAGGTGCAACAGGAAATTCATCAGGCAGTGGTCAATCTGCAAGTGTTAGAGAAAGTTTTAATTTTATGTCTCCTATGCGTTCAGCTCCTAGTTTTACAACATCAGGATTAGGTGGAGTAGGAGTTAGTACTACACAAATTGCAAATGATATTACAGAAAATGGCGGATGGGTTTCTCCATTTTCTACCGCATCTGGGAGAATATATTTTGCTGGAACTTTCGCTTTTAATTCGGAGTTATAATTATGATTGATACTGTAGAAAAATTATATGTAGAAGAAAATTGGACTAGTTACAAAATGACTTTAGATAATGGTCAAATTATATTTGTACCACTAGACGAAGCAAACACAGATTACCAAGAAATCCAAGAATGGATAGCAGATGGTGGAACAGTAATAGATAATGGAGGTTCAGAGTAATGCCTTATATTGGAAGGTCTAATGACAAAATATCAAATGTAGAAATACTTACTAACCTAGTATTCGATGGTTCTAGTTCTTATTCTATCACAAAAAATTCAGTACCATTTACGCCAAACTCTGCTCAATCATTATTAATCAGTATTGATGGAGTTGTACAGGCTACTAACTTTACAGTTTCAAGTTCTACAATAGATTTTGGCGTTGCTATACCAAGCACTTCAACTTGTAATTTCTTTTTACATTATGGAACAGGAGTTATGACAGTACCTAGTGATGGCTCTGTAACTACTGCTAAACTTGGCTCAAACGCTGTAACAAGTGCTAAGATGTTTTCTGGTTTTGCAAATGGAATTACAATGGCAGACCAATGGAGATTAACTGCTAATACAAATCAAGGAACTAATGCAGATGTAACTACTAATTGGGAAAGAGTTGATACAGATGGCTATGGAAGTCTTGGAACAGGATTAACTGAAAGTTCTGGTATATTTAGTTTTCCTCAAACTGGGTACTATCACATAAATTTTACTTCTAGAATTACAGTTGATAATGGAGATGCTACAGCAAGTGTAAATTTAAAAACAACTACAGATAATTCAACTTATAGCACAGCTGTAGTTATGTCATCTGGTAATTTAGGAACAGCAGATATTTCGTCTAGTATGAGTGGAAATTTTATATTTGACGTAACAAATACATCTACGCATAAATTTAAATTTGCAACATCAACTTTTCACCCTGGTACACAAATAAATGGTAATTCAGATGACAACAGAACGCATGTTACAGTAATTAGATTAGGAGACACATAAGATGGATTATTTACAAGAAGCATTACAAACATTTAACGATACTAATGGTGTTAATTGGTATGGTTGGAAAACACATGACGACAATGGAAATAAAATTCCTAACTCTGAACGTATGCAATACCAATACATTAAGATTATTAAAGATGGTGCAACTATGCCAACTGAAGCTGAAGTAAATGCAAAGATACAAGAATTAAAAGATGCTGAAGAAAACGCAGAAACTAAGAAAGCATCTGGCAAACAAAAACTAAAAGACTTGGGATTAGATGATGACGAAATCCAAGCTTTGATTGGGGTATGATAATGGATAAAAGTAATCAAAGAAATTCTGTTGTTTGTGAAACAAACAATAGCATTGATAGGAGTATAACAATATGGCATTAATTACATTAGGAGCAAACTCTGGTAAAGGAAAGGTTTTGCAAGTTGTTCAAGGAAGTATTTCAGCAGAAACCGATACATCATCATCTAGTTATGTAGCAACTGGATTGAGTGTTAATATAACTCCATCATCAACTTCAAATAAAATTTTTGTTACAGTTACAGGTTCAATAGATAATCAAGCTTCTGGTAGAGTACCAAGAGTAACTATTTATAGAGATTCAACTGCTATAGATAGTAATGATGGTCTTTCCTTATCTTATAGTCAAACTGATAGAACTATTTGTCCCTGTTCTTTTAGTAAATTAGATACTCCAAATACCACTTCACAAATTACATATAAAGTATATGTAAAAAGCTCAACAAGTAATAATGTAAGATTTGGCGAAGGTTCTTCTGAACAATTAATAACAGCGTTTGAAATAGCAGGATAAATTATGATAAGAATTATTGAAGCAATACAAAAAATTAATCCTAACGCAGAAGTAACTGTAAGAGGAAACGATATTAATAGTATTGAATGGCACAATGGAACAACACCAATACCTAAAGCTGACATAGAAGCTAAGATGACAGAACTACAAGCAGAGTATGACGCTAACCAATATCAAAGAGAAAGAGCAACTGCTTATCCATCAATACAAGAACAGTTAGATATGCAATACTGGGATAAGGTTAATGGTACTAATAACTGGGAAGATGCTATTGCTAAAACTAAATCAGATATACCTAAAGGCTAATGAAATTTGTGTTAGCTTATACGATCTGTTCAGCGATCACAGGTTTGTGTAATAACACAACATTATCACCAGTAGAATTTAATTCCTGGACAGATTGTACTAAAGCAGGTGCAGCAGCTACCATAAAAGTTACCAATGAATATGTAGATAAGTTTAATAAAGAAAAATTATATGTAACTTATTTTTGTAACGAGGTAGAGAGAGAAGATGCCTAGAAAAAAAACTTTGAAACAAGCAGTAGAGGATAACAACTCTATAAGAATATCTTATCACGAAAAGGTTTGCGCAGAAAGAATGAAAACTTTATTCAAAGCAATCGATGAAATGCGTAAAGATATAAAAGGTTTAAAAGCAGATGTTAATAAAAGCAAAGGTGGTTTTAGAGTATTGTTACTCATTGGTGGTGCTATAGCTTCCTTGCTAGGCTTTATCAAATACAATGGCTAGAAGAGTAAAAGCTATTACAGGCTTAACTACAGAATTAAAAGCACAACTTAGACTTTGCAAAGATCCTAATCTTCTTGTATTCACACCTCTTGGTGGTCTTGGTCCAGTAGATATTGTTACTTTAAATATGACAACAGGTGAGTATACTGCTTATGATGTTAAGTCTAAAAATTATAGAAAGAAAGATGTTTATGTTGCCAAAGATGGATATAAAAGAAATCTTAAAGGATCCTTTATATCTAGAGGTGCAACTAAAGAACAAAAGAAACTTAATGTAAGGATTATATACGAATGAAACTATCACGAAACTTTACTCTTCAAGAATTAATTAAATCAGATACTGCAGTTAGAAAGGGTATTGATAATAATCCTAATGCAGATCAAATAGAAAAACTTAAAACTCTTTGCGAGACTATTCTGCAACCAGTTCGAGATCACTTCGGAAGAGTTAAGGTGACAAGTGGATTTAGATCTGAACAACTTTGTGTAGCGATAGGCAGTTCAATCAATAGCCAACACGCCAAAGCAGAAGCAGCAGATTTTGAGGTAGTAGGTACAGACAATGCTGAACTTGCAGATTGGATATATAAAAACCTAGAGTTTGATCAATTAATCTTAGAATATTACAAGGTAGGTGAGCCTAATTCTGGGTGGATACATTGTAGTATTTGTGATAAGGATCCTAGAAAGCAATTCCTTCATGCTTATAGATCTGAAGGCAAAACAAAATACAAGCCAGTAATTGGTAAGGCAAAGGATTTAGTATAATGTGGTTAAGTGCTATTAAACTTGCAGTACAAGCAGGTAGTCATATTTATAAAAACAAACAGAAAACTAAAATGCTTATGGCAGATGCTCAAATGAATCATGCTGCTAAGATGGCAAAAGGTGAAGCAGAGTATCAAGGTAAATTATTAGAGAGCAGAAACTCAGACTGGAAAGACGAGTTCATTTTAATTTTACTTAGTGTGCCAATCGTGATGTTAGGATTTGCAGTATGGTCAGACAATCCTGCTCACATGGAGAAGATGCAGCTCTTCTTTGAATACTTTTCTAACCTACCCTTTTGGTATCAGACTATATTCGTGGGAGTAATAGCTTCTGTGTATGGTTTGAAAGCAACAGATTTAATTAAGAGAAAGTAATGTCAACACAAGCACCTACAATGTTCGTATCACAGTATAGCAAAAAGAAACCTACACTTCTTTCACAGCAAACAGGTAAGAAGAAAAAGAAAAAGAAATATAAAAAGAAGAAGTAATGGCAAAGCAAAAGTTTACACACTTTATACCTAGAGAGAAACCTAAGAAGCGTGGACCAGGTGCGCATAAAAAATCTAAGAATAAAAGTGAGAAGCGTCAACAAAAGCTAACAAGATACAAGGGTCAAGGAAGATGATTGATAAATTTTTTTATAAATTTTTTGGTTTACTAGATAAGTTTGCTAGTCATTTAGATAGAATATTTTTTCCTAAAAAGAAGAAAAAGAAATGAAGATAAGTGAGAATACAAATGTTGCTATGCCAATTAAAAATATGATTGGTATTATTGTTGGTGTTGCTATGGGTATCTTTGCGTACACAGAAGTGACTGCAAGACTAACTTCATTAGAGACTTCTAGAGAATTAATGAACTCTGATCTACTTAAAAAGTCAGAGCAAACAACTACAGACAAAGAACAATACTTACTTCTTGAAGATCTATACGAAACTGTAGAGAAGCATCAAGAACTTTTAGATAAGAATATCCATACACAAGTTATGCTAGATCATATAGAAGCACAGTTAAAAAAAGCATTAGAAGATATTGAAGATTTAAAAGATAAGGTAAGACAAAATGGAAACAGTCATTAGTACAGTTGTGGCTCTTTGTATGTTTATAGCAGGAGAGTTAAAAGAACATCGTATTCAAGGCTCAATGAGTGATTGCCTTAAAGGAAAGCGTATCGCTGAAAGAGATGCTAATGCAAACATTGATTATAAATGTGGGAAAGTAAAAGCAGAGTTAGAAGAAAATATTGATGGTAGTAAAGCAATCAAAAAGATAGTAGAATAAGTTATGGCTATTAGAAGAACTACAAAAGGTAAGAACGCAAACTACAGACCAACAAAGTCTGGAGCTGGCATGACTGCTAAAGGTGTAAGAGCATATAGAAGAGCCAATCCTGGTAGTAAATTAAAGACGGCAGTTACCGGTAAAGTTAAACCTGGATCAAAGGCAGCTAAGCGTAGAAAGTCATATTGCGCTAGATCTCTTGGTCAACTTAAAAGATCTTCTGCTAAAACAAGAAATGATCCTAACTCTAGAATAAGACAGGCTAGAAGAAGATGGAAGTGTTAGTGTGAAAAAAAGGGGATGGAAAAAACAAAAAGCTAAATCTTTTATTTGTGGTTACTGCAAGGAATGTAACAAAGAATTAATTAGTGACAATGGTGGTTGGATTGTAACTGCAAACAGAGAATATTTTTGTCATGATGGCAAAGATGGTAGTTGCTTTGACAACTATTGTGAGTTAAAAGTTAAACAACATAAGGAGCAATATGAAAAAAGGTTATCACAAAACAGCTACTGGTAAAACTGCTAAAAAAGGTTTGTACTATAATATTAACAAACGTAAAAAAGCAGGTACATCAAGAAGCAAAAAGAAATCTACAATTAGTTCTAAGGCTTACAAGAATATGAAGTCTGGATTTAAAAAGTAATTTCTTTTAATTCTTCAAACTCTTGCCAGATAGAATTTTCTGGACCCCAATAATTTTTCTTATCTCGTTTGTTTCTTATAGAGTGAATGATCGTAGTATGATCTTGATTAAATACTCTAGCCATAGAAGATAAGCTAACATTATAACCTTCATACAATAGGTTATAGATTATACTTCTTGCTCGAACTACATCCCTAGTTCTACCTTTACTAAAGATGTCATGTTTGCTTACAGTATATTTCTCACAAACTTTATCTACAAGTTTAGATACGACTTCCAGGTTTGCGTTCTTTGTTTTAAATGTAGTAGCAATTTTAGTTTTGTTATTGCTATCCATTATTGGTTGTCTTTGCATTAGTTCTGCTGCGTACAGAAATCCTTCCGAGAACCCTACCTCATATAATCTTTCTTCTTGGCTCGTAAGAAGGTAAAATGCTTTCTTAACTTTGTAGATAAAGTTATTTTGATTTAAGTTATTGATGTGTTTGTTATAGTGTGTGCTTACATTTATAGTCATAGATCCCCTACGTTTTCCTTTCTTTTTTTTCAACTAATAAGTTAATAACTATTTAGCCGTCATTAACTCTTCTTTTGTCTGCTCTATTTGCCAAAGTAATTTATAAGAATCTTGTTGATACTTATTTACTTTCAGTTTGGCTTCCAGATACTTCTCGTGTTTCTTCGCTTGAAGATCCTTTAGCTTCTGCAGACGCAATCGGATTTGTTCCATCATGCTCCTTTTTTACTTTTGTAAAATCGATTCTTAAATTATCGATATTACATTCTACTAACTCACCTCTATTTTGAGGGTTGGTAGCCTTCTCTACATCATCAAAGAGTTCGATCATTGTAAAATGACACTCTCCATTGATAATTCTTTTAAATTTTGTCATACTTATTTAGTTTTTTCAACTTCTTTTTTGATCAAAAAATCTATATACTGTCTAGCTTTTTTAAGATCTTCAATACCATTCTTTCTTTTATATCTAGAAATATATTTAATTACATTACCCTCACAAAAATTAAAATTGTTTTCAATAATAAAATCTATTGGTTCAATCTTGTTTGCTATGTAGTGTGCTGGTTCTTTTATATTGTCTGCCATATTAAATCCTTTTTTTAGCAAGGTGGGGAAAACGATAGAAAGGGAAAAAAAACCCCACCCTGCTTGATACCCTCTAGCCTAAGTTAAAAGGTATATTCGTTATTACCACCATCATTTGCTTTTGCAAAGCTATTTTTACCTGCTCCACTTGGTGTTAAAATTACTGTCAACTCACCTTCCTTGACATTGCCGTCTTGATCTTTAGACGGAAACGCAGCTTGGTTATACCACTTACCATTTATGTTTACACCAATGGTCCAGTTCTTATCTGGGTGCTTCATATTTTTTGGACCAACATAGACAGGAAGTTTATCACTTGGTGACTTCCAATCTTTGTTCTTAGTTAGGTTGATGTATATTTTTTCGGATTGATTATCCATGTTTACTCCTTAGTTATATCAACTACTGTTGATTATTGTTTAGTTTGACTTCATGCTTACGAGTGATGTCTCTAATCTGTTCGTATGCTTTGAAGTTATTGTTTTTAAGATGACCAACAACTGATCTTACTTGGCTCTTAACTGCTGATAATTGTTTAACAGTTTTAGTTTCTGTAATCCTGTTGATGATCTCTTCTACATCCACTTCATCATCCATGTATGTAGGTTCTGAGGATTGCTCCACAGAATTTTGTTCGAATGGTTTAGCATTGTAACCATCTTCTAAATCCATTCCTGTCTTTAAGTTTAGCGCATTCAAGAACGCATACTTTTTACTGTATGACATTGCTTGACCTGTTCCGTACTTATCTAATCCACCCATTGCAGTACATCCATCGATCACAATAAAACTTTTTGGATCATCGATGTCAGTTATTCTCATGGTGCAAGTTACAATTACAAATCTATCTGTAACATCTGTTATGTAATTACAAGTTGGATATAAATTATTTTTTAATAAAGCATCCATTGCCACTCTTTGCACATCATCATGTAACAAAGGATTGAAAGGCATACCCTTAACCTTGTTTGCTTTTTGCACAGACTTTGCGTGGTTACACGCATTGTGTAACTTCTTATGTATGTTACTCATATTGTTTGTTCCCATTCTATATACGTTATTGTTTTCACTACTCATATTTAATACCC